AAAGCCTTTGAATTTATCCCAGCAATACATCAATGCAGCCACAAGGGCTACAATTAACATGATCACCCATGTAATTGGATTTGCTGCCATTGCAGCGTTCCAAGCCCAGGTTGCAATTGTTACCAATTTAGTTGCTCCTGCAGCCAATAAAACATATCCGTAATAAGCAGCTACTGCAGCTGACACCGCAATCATTACATCTTTAAAAATCATTGCTGATTCAGATGTGCTCTTAAAGAAATCAATCACTCCTTTGAGTGCTTTTATAATTCCATTCAGTATCGGAATAAGTGATACTTCTAATTTGCTCACCAATTCTCCTACAGTAATTTTTATTTCTGCCCATCCCTTTTTGGCCATTTGAACTTTACCTTCATCAGTTTTGGTCATTGCTTCAGCTAATCCTCCGAATTCGGTTTGTAATTCCTGCAGGATTACAGATTGTGCTTTTGCGACCTGACCGGTGGCCATGAAATTTTTAATTGTTTCCCTTTGTGCTTCATTGAAAACAACACCCTGACGTTGCAGTCTGGTCATACCTTTTGCCGGATCATTGAGCGCCTTACCTAACATATTAGCAGCTTCAGGAAGATCCATTTTAAAACGAGTTGCAAAATTTTCAATGGCCGGTAAAGTCTTTTCGTAAATTTCTCCGCGGATCTGTGTGAAAGTTAACAGCATTGATTCCGCATCTTCAATATTGGCACGTCCGAAAAGAACCTTCCCGGATTGCACCTTCGCCATTCTTTCTAACTCATCAGCTGATTCTCCTGCAATGCCTTTGGTTGATGCAAGTGCAGCATTAACTTTCATTGCGGATTCTTCCAGCTTATCAAATGATTCCTTTGATTGTTTAATGAATTCAAAGCCTTCGAAAAGTGCTGCAATACCTAAGCCACCCAGGATCATACTTTTCAATCCTCCGAATATTCCTTTCATTTTTTCACCCATGCCGGCCAATGCAGTTTCAGTTTTTTCAACTTCCACTTTTGCTTTCATTCCCATGGATGACAATGACTCTTCGATCTGCTTCATTGCCTGAAGCGCTGTTTGATTTTCTACTGATATTGTAAAACCGTATGTTGCCATTATTTAATCTTCTTTTTGAAATGGTGCATGCCATAGTTTTAAAACCTCTCGAAGCATGATCACATTATCCATATAATCACTAATTGTCAATTCATCAACTTCGTTCTTGCTATAACCCAAAAAAGCCCGGAACATGGTTTTTTGATATAAAACCGGGTCCCGGGCAATTAATTTATCCTTAGCCTTATCCGGCTGATCATTTATTTCATTTAAGTCTTCTTCAATTGAGAAAAAAAGGGGGCGATTTTCTCGCCAAAGAACCATGTGCCGAAATTTAGCACCGCGATATTGTCATTTAAAAACTCTGCTTTGTCCTGTTCAGTAAAATCCTTTGCATCAACTTGTAACAATGTTTCTATTGCTGCATCAGTTAAATCGGCCAGTCCATCAGTATCTAAATTTATTTTTCCTTCCTTCACATCGATGCCGCCAGTTTCAATAACAGATAATATTTTAAATGTCAATTTTCTTTGGTTCCTTTCCGTTCTGCTCAATTCATGGAATACTGCAGTTTTGGTTATCTCTTCTTCTTTCCATTCAACAGTATTACCATCTGCACCTGCAGTTGCTACTTTAGAAATAAAAGTCAGGTCTTTTTTAAAAACTTGTATCATTAAATAACATTTGTTGCAGTCCAATCAATATTCACCAGGGTTTCTTTATCCTTTGCCTTAACACTTACTTTTGATGTGTTCAAACACATGTTCAGATAAGTATAAGAAGGACCACCAACTAATGAAGTGATCGATAAGATCGCGTTAGGAATTTGTGTTGCTGATTTCAAACCTGCTTCACTTAAAATGCTGTCCATTTCACCATTCTGTAATGAGAAAGCACCGGCAAATTTGTAAGCGTTTTGTTTATTGCCTACTGCATATTGTTCACCAACAGCATAGATTAGTTCATTTTCAACACTATCATCCCAACCAATGGTATTTACAGTGCCAAGCATATAAACACCGACACCGGGAATATTTAAAGCAACCTTGTATTCGGCTGCAGTGATGATTAATAAATTTTTATTAGGCATATCTTATAAAGTTGAAGTGAATTCAATTGTACCATTAACAGTTCCCAGGATCGGTGTAGGCACAATCTTCAATGTAAAATTCATTGTCTTTGTGCTGTTGAAATTAGGAGCTGATAAAATCAATGATGCATCACTCAGATCACCACTACCGGAAGCAACATTCAATGGTTCTATAAATTCATTATAGAACTGCTGTTGTTTTGCATTCAGATATGATTGTGCAACTGCTCCGGTCTTCGTATCAATTGGAAGATTCTTGCCCATTTCATCAATGAAGAATGCTAAAGCATCTGCACTTAATGCATTGGCAACTCTGTTGAATTCCTGAGTGCTCAATTGTAAAGTTGAACTTGTACAAGTAGCTCCATCATTCCAATAGAAACCTGAATGATTAGACCAGGTGCGTAAGAACATAAACTGTTTAGATCCCAGTTGACCAATGTCACCAGTTCCGTTTGCATAGGATGTTAGATTTTGAACGGGGCTGCAATTATCAGCTACATAACCATTTGCTGAAGTAGTATAAGAAGTGAATCCTGTTACTGCAGTGAATGATTGTCCGGGATTATAAACAACTGAGTTGTATGTGATCGCTCCACCGAAAACAGTATATACATGGCCAACGATTAAAGTTCCGGATGCCGGAATAACAACACTATTGGTCAAAAATGCTGTTGGTGTGTTTACAGCTCCATCTTCTACCGCTCCAAATCCATGGCCGATAGTAATGCGTGCAAAACGACCTAATGCCAAACCAACGGCTGAAACACCGTTTGGTTGTGTGCCGGTAATACAGAGAGAAACTGCGAAAGCAGAATTGGTTGCCTGTGTACCGATCGTTGAAGGAGTAACAGAAGAACTCATGTTATAACCATCAACAATACAAGAGAATTGAAATCCCTGTTGGAATAAATTCTGTTGTGCTGTTTGCAATGCGGTGATTGTTGCAGTTACATCAGCTGGAAAATCTGCAGAAGATTGTAAAGCGCTTGGAACATCATAACAGAAGCCAATCATCTTTACTCTGTTTGCAGGATCTGCTTGAGCAGTGAACGCTACAAAAGCATTGAAAGCATTACTGGCCACAAATGTTGCAAATGCAGTGGCTTTACTTATTCCATAGATCCAAAGCAATGCACCGGCACCAGCTTGAGCATAAAACTCACTTACCTGCTGATAAACGGCAGTTTTATTTGTTGCATCATAAGCCGCATCAATACCTAATGCAGTTAGATCGCTCAACTGAGTAAGTAAATAAGGCGTATTAAGTGCGAAATTATTTGATACAGCAACGGCCTTAAAAACTATGCCCATAATTCCATTACTTGATGGAGCTATTCCGACAGAATTATTAAGGACGTTGATTACAATTGGATGATTCATTTTGAATTTTTATCGAATGATAAAAAATATTTTTATAGCCGCCAATTAAGCTATTTCTGTTCCTTTGGTTCCTTTGGTTCCTTTGCAGGCTTTTCATCAGGAATTTCAACATCGAATGTTGCTACAGAAGAACTTTCTTTTGGTTTTGCTGATTCAACAGCTTCTTCACTCTTCGCAGCCAATAACATTTTGTTTAATTGTTCTAATGAACTTGGAACCTCTTTCCCACCTTTGCCAAATTTTACACGGTATGTATGCGAACCGGTAGGATCATTTGAAAAATCTTTTCTGAAATCAGAATCTTCCTTTTTATGATAGATGTTACCATCACCATGGAAATAAACTGTTTCGTGAGCTTTTACAGCTGCCTTGATACCGTGAATATTATTAGGATGAGTCTTGAACATAAAATTCGATTTGGTGATTAAAATTTTGCGTTGTTTTATTCTTACTGTTTGCTATTGAAAATCTAAATACTTAAATGATAAATTTTACTTCATTGCAGAGCTGACGACCGTATTGACCGATCCGGAAACACTTGCTGTGCTGGATGTCATGAATTGTACTTTTAGATATCGCCCGGAGACTTTCGCCGAGTCCGCTAAAAAGTCAATGAAGTTGGTCCCGCTTGCAGACAATGTAAATGTTTTTGTATAGACGGAATTTGCTGATCCGGCTTTTACCGAAACAAAATTGTAAGGAGTATTGCCCTGGTAAAATGATGCCGTAACTGTCGCTGTGCCTGATCCAATTTTGGTCCAACCGAAAGAAACGAAAGGGATATATTGATATGATCCTGTAAAAGGAATCACATAAGCAATAGTATCTGAAACTGCCAATGTATCGGCAGTACCAATTCCGTTAACGGTATAAGGCAAAGAACCCAATGTAACAGAACTACCTCTTTGTACAGGAGCAATATTCGAATTAGTTCGTAACTGAGCATTTACAGCAACACTGAAAGTTGCCGAGATCAATAAAAGTGCTAAAATCTTTTTCATCTGTATTATTTTTTAAAAAGGTTTAAGCCCTCTTGTTATCGAGGGCTTTTTTTATTTTATTTTTTATGCATTTGAAGGATTAGAAACAGCACCGTAAGTCAACAGTGATGTACCGCTGAAATCAGCACGCAATGGAGCGATGCCCATTCTTATATCGGCACTCATTCTGTAACCGTAGCTGGTAGGATCCTGAATCATAAACACATCCAACATACCAAGACCCATTCCGATTTGTGAAGGAATAAATCCTAAAGCTGCAGAGATAGCAGTTGAAGGAATTGTACCGTTCGGATCTTTCACCTGTCCAGTTGCTGGATCGTATATTGCTACACGGCTTCTTTGAGGTAAAATAGTGCTTCCGAATTTCACAAACTCTCCACCGTCCTGATTAACCCAACGAGTTAATAAAGATTTGGTTTCAGGATCTTTCTTCAACATTGCATCCATGATAGGATCAAGAACTAATGTTGGTTTTTCACCTGCCAGTTCGAAGTTTTGATAATTGTAGATCTGTTCAATTGTGGTGATATCATTCAATACCGGAGCAAGTAAGCTACCTGTAAATGAAGGATTATAATAGAACTTATTGTAAGCTGCATTACCTCCAACTGGGAATGACATTGGTGAAGTTTGATAACCACTCAATCCTGAAGTAGTAACGATAGAAGCTGCAGGAACTGTAGAAGCTAAAGTGTAGATCAGATTATCATCAATAACTGCATTCCATTTTGCAAAAGCCTGTGCCCAACCTGTTCCCATTTGATCATACCTCAATTGATGCATGGTTAATGGGGTCCAGAGCATTGGTTGTAACCAATACGGAGTCAAAGAAAGGCTTACGGCAGTATCAGAATAACTGTAAGATGCAGGATTTGAAGGCTGTGCTCCTTTGTAGATCGTAGGATCAGCAGCTACATTTGCCCATATAATACCAGTATTTTTTCCAGTCATTTCAGCACCGAAAATTGGAATTTCATTTTTCCATGAACTGTTAGGGAACAGTTTAAAGATTGCCAATGAAAGCCATTCGATTGTATTCAATGCAGGTGAAGCCAGAGCATTATCTGTAGAAGATAAAGTACTGATTTTACGCATCACATTGTCACGGCCCATCATGTCGATTTCACCGCGACCAAATTGTGAAGCCAATTCATGCAATGTTATACCGGCACGTGCATTTGGATTAGCCTGGAAAGCACTTATTTGACTTTCAGCAACATTCATCATGATCCTGGTCTTGTCAACTAAAGCTTTGTACTTACCATCTGCCATGATAGCATTCAACACTGCTGCATAATCAGCAATATCTTTTGTACCGCCATCATTCGTAAGAACACGACCCATCAGGCGTTTGTCATTTTCTTCTTTGCTTGATGCCAATTGGCTGAAGGTTTTTCCTTGGCCAATTGATCTAACTCTTGCAGCATGTGAAGGAGCTGCAGCAAGCTTCAGATCTTCTTTAATCTGGGCAGCAGTTTTAATTTCCGGTTTCATAGCCGATTGGGTTGATTTTGTTTTTGCGGAATTATTTTTAGTCTTAGAAGATTCCTTTTCATCTTCTTCGTCTTCATCATCGTCATCATCCGCTTTCTTCTTTTTGGCTACAGGCTTCGCAGCTTTTTTAGAAACGTTTTTTTTCGAAGGAACATCTAATTCAAGCTCCATATCATCGTCATCCGCAGGCTTTTTAGTTGACTTTGCGGCAGCCTTTTTGGGTGCCGGTTTAGCGCCAGCGGGCGCACTCTTTTTGCTTGCGGTCTTTTTATCGGTATTTGATTTCATAGCCATTTTACTTGACAACGTAAAATTTTAATAGTTTGGTGAAATTGCCAAATTTTTTTTTACTAAAAAAAATATATTTTTTTTAAGAAATAGTCAATAATTGATCTCTGCCGGTACCGTTTGATATATAGGCTATCTTCGTTTCCAGATAATTTTCTACAAA